GCCATTTGCCCCTGACCGGCCGCTGCGGAGGTCGCGGTTTCTCGGGGGAGTTGTCAAAGCCAAACGTCCGTGCGGTCGCTTGGGTTTGGCCGCACTGCCCGCGGCTTCTCCAGTTGGGCAACTCCCCGACGAATCGGGCTCCCAACCTGGCGCGCTGGCCGCGCCTGTTCGCTGAACAAGTCAGCTTCTGATCAATATCAGTGCCGTTTCACGCGCCCACCTCGCCGGATGGGGTCGCGTTCCAGTCGCTTTTTTGTATTGGTGTGCGACCACCTCACCGCACCAGTCACGCCTGCACGGATATGCGCCCACTACCAATTCAATGGCTGCCAACCTGTAAGACTTGCTTACGGGTTGATCTGCGGGATTAGCTGTGTGAAAGAGCGGTGACGTTGTTTGCGTCGATGGGTCTATTGTTCGCCAAAGCTAACACCGTGTCAACAGCCAAAGCTAACAATTTGCATTTTTTTGTGAGCGCGCCTTTTGCGCTGCCGTGCAGGCGAAAAAAAACCGCCCGAAGGCGGCTGGTTGAATCGGCGCGTATTAGGCGCTGTCTCTCTGTAGGCAGGCGAACGTGCCGGACAGCTCGATGCCGTGCCTGATGCTATCCATCACCCGGCCTGCGCTGTCGAACACCTCAAAGGCTCCACCGGCAAGTGGGCGCCAGAAGCGCAACATGAACGAGCCGTCAGCGGCCTTGACCAGAACCACCCCGTCCATCTTGGGCGTTCCTTCCGGGTCGATGGCAACCATGTCGCCAACAACCAGGCGAGGCGACAAAAGATCATCGCGGACCTCAAGCCACTTCACCTTGCGCGAAACCTTGTTTCTCGTGACCACCACATGCAAGTCTGCGGCGGGCCAGTCGTCATTGTCCCTGTTCAAAACTACTCCCAGTTCGGCCCATTCCACGATGGGGGCTCTGGCGTAAGTTGTAACATCTTGAGCAATGCTTTGTGAACTGCTGAATTCGGACGCCGACGCATTCACATTGGCAGGCTCCTTTTGCCCGATGCCCTCAGCAAGCCATGCGGGCGAAACCTTTAGCCCGAAGCGAGCGCACAGAGCTTCGGCGTGTGACCGGCTGATGGATGACACCTTGATAGGGTCCGAAAACCATGCCGTCACCGAAGGACGGCTGACGCCGCAGACCCTGGCGATGTCAGCTTTGAGGCCCCACGCATGAGGGGGCGGGAATACCTCATGTAGGCGTTCTTGCAGCGTTTTCATATTAGCCAAGCCTAACAAGATATTTGTTCGCCACGGCTTGCTTTTAATGTTTGCCCGGGCTAACATTGACCCATGAACGCTGAAGCCTCCAAATTAATCGACGCCCTCGGCGGCACGTCCGACGTGGCCCGAATGTTCCGAATCAGCAAGCCGTCCGTCTGCAAGTGGCGCCTTGTCGGCATCCCCGAGGCCCGAATGATGTACCTGCAAATCGCCAAGCCCAAGCTGATGCGAACGGTCAACATCACCGCCGCCACCGCGACCTCCAAGCACTGCGCTGAGGTCTGAATCATGGCCGCAGACAAAACTGAGCTGCGCGGACTCGCGCCCGTTGATCTGGTGCAGGCATTGGACGCACTCGCCCACGCCGAAGGCATGGACCGGAACACCTACGTGAACCGCGTATTGCATGGGCATGTGAAGGAGGAAGCGCATAAGACCATGCTGCGCTTCCGCATGCTCAAGGGCAATCCTTACCTGGCGGAAGACGCCGCGCAGTCGCCGGAATGAATCTGGCGATGCCTGCGGCCACAACGGCAGGCGAAAAAAGACCCGCTGTCATGGGTGTTGGAGCACCTAGGCGGGTCTTGAAGTAACGGAGTGAAGTTTACATGACTCAAGCAACCCTTGTCCACGTTGACGCCAAGAGCGCCGCAGCAAAAGCGGCAGTATCTGGCGAACAACGCAAGATCACCGGCCAAGCCCTGGCGCTCGAAAAGGCCGGTAGCGATTGGGTGGAGCGTTTCACCTTCCTGGCGCGCACCTACCTGGCCAGCGTTCCGGTCGGTGCCATGTTCGCATTTGAGGACATCCGCGCTTACTGCGAAGCCTGCGAACTGCCCGCCCCATCGACGCACAAGGTGTGGGGTCCGATGCCTCGCGTGCTCATCAAGGCTGGCCTGCCGATGGCCATGACCGACCGCAGCCGGAAGGCTCACAGCCCCGCAACTCACGCGCACCGCGTGTCCCTGTACGTCAAGACAGGGAGCGCAGCATGAACGCCTTCAGCCCCAACTACGTCAGCCAGATCGACACCAGCGACATCACCCGCGCCCGCAAGCTGAGCGAGTCCAACACCAAGAGCCTGAACGAGCGCCGCCAGTCTGATGACCCCTATGTCAAGGCAATGGCCCTGGGCACCATTGATGGGCTGTCCAAGAAGTCGGACGCGCAGATTCAAGCCAAGACAGTGATCAGCCCGCTTCGCAACGGCAAGAAGCTCACACAGCCGCCCAAGAACGCCCGCGCTGTCCTCGTTCATGACGAGGCACCAGGCAAGCAAGCGAAGCTGAGCCGGGGGAGGGCGATCTGATATGGCCAGAGCGCGAAACATCAAACCCGCGATCATGGACAACGAGGAATTGGCCGAGCTGCCGCCGTTGACCCGCCTGCTGTTCATCTACCTGTGGATGCTGGCAGACCGTGAAGGTCGTCTTGAGGATCGCCCCAAGCGCATCGCAGCCCAGGCCCTACCTTATGACCGATCGGCTGATGCTGAAGTGATGCTGTCCGAGCTGGAGAAGGCTGGCTTCATCACCCGCTATGAGGCTGCGGGAGCCCGGATCATTCAGGTGCTGAACTTCGCCAAGCACCAGGCGCCGCACATCCGTGAAGCTGCCTCGGAACTGCCTGAACAAGAACAAGGCACCAACAAGGAAGTGGCTAAGCACAACCTAGGCAGTGCTCAAGCATCGCCAAGATCGCCTGATTCTCTGATTCCTGATTCTCTGATTCCTGATTGCCCTTTGCTGATTGCTGATACCCCCACCCTGATTGTGGAAGGTTGCGACGAGGCTTCGCCATCGACGCGCCGCCGCAAGCCAGCACAAGGCCAGCCTTCAGCAACAGGGGAAGCGTGGGACGCCTACAGCACCGCCTACATGACCCGCTACACGGTCGAGCCTGTCCGTAACGCCAAGGTCAACGGGCAAATGGCGCAGTTCGTGAGCCGGGTTGGCGCAGGAGAGGCCCCGCACATCGCGGCATGGTTCGTGGGTCATCAAAACGGCTTTTACGTCCGGAACATGCACAGCGTCGATTCGCTGCTGCGTGATGCCGAGAAGCTGCGCACCGAATGGGCCACCAACCGACGCATGACCAACACCCAGGCGCAGCTGGCCGACCGCACCGAAACAAACCGGGGCGCCTTCCAGCACCTCATCGAGAAAGCCAAAGCACAGGAGGCCGTCAATGGCGAGCGTTGAACTGATCCAAGCCGTTGCCGTGACGGCAGAGCTGTGTGGACGGGTGTTCTCGCCTGCTGCCGCTGAGATGTTTGTGAGTGATCTGGAAGGGTACAGCGAGCAATCCGTTCTCAAGGCATTGACCCGTTGCCGCAAGGAGGTCAAGGGCATCTTGACTGTTTCAGACGTGATCAGCCGCTTGGATGACGGCAGGCCCGGACCTGAAGAGGCTTGGGCAATGATGCCCATGCAAGAAACGCAGTCCGTTGTGTGGACGCCAGAGATGGCCCAGGCGTTCGGCGTGGCGCTGCCGTTGGTCGATTCAGGTGAGGTGGTCGCCGCCCGTATGGCGTTCAAAGAGGCGTACATCCGATTGGTTGCTCAGGCACGCGACGAGCGCCGCCCGGTAACGTGGTCGCCTTCCCTCGGATCTGACAAGCGCGCTCATCAGCATGTCTTGGCTGAGGCTGTAGCAAAGGGGCGCCTGAGCTACGAGCACGCGCAAGAGTTGGCCCCAAGCCTTCCAGCGCCTAGCTCCCAGCACCTGCTGGAGATGGCCCGCACCGTCATCAAGCCCGTCAATCCAATCTTTGCGGGGGCGATATGACTTTGCACCCACGCGAACAACACAGCGAAAGCCTCAAGGCCACGGCGCACCGGATTCTGGACGACGCCAAAGCAGGGATGAACGTATCGACCGAGCGCATCACATGGGCGCTGCGGGTCACGGGAGACATGGAATGACCGAGAAGAAGGCAAACAACCTGACGCACGGCATGAAGCTGATCCTGTGGGCGCTGTCGTCCAAGCCCATGACCACCCGCGACATCAAAGACGTGACGGAGCAATCCCGTGCATCGGTCAACGACCTGACCGCTGAACTGGTCAAGCGGGGCCTGGTGTACCGCAGCGGCACATACAAGCGGCCAGAGGGCGGGATTGCCCCGATCTACTCAGTGCACGTCAAGCATGGCAAGCCCGAGAAGGTTGGGCTGAAAAAGCATGGCCGAGTGAATCACCGGCTTCAGATCATCGTTGACGCCATCCAGGCGCATCCGATGACGGCGAAAGAGATTGTCGAATTCACCGGATCGACACGTGCCAACGTCAATTCATGCCTGACCTACACGCGGGACGGTGGCCGATGCTCCAAGCTGATCCGGATCGCTGATTGGGTGTACCAGTCCGGCAAGGGTGGCGGATGGGTGCCTGCCTATGGCCCCGGACCTGATCCAGATGAGCCTCAACCCAAGACCATGAACCGCAAGCTGTACCTGCGGAAATGGCAGGAGAAGAACAAGGCCCGCGAGTCTGTGCGCAGCGCATCGCGCACGCAGAACAGCGTCATGGCAAACAACCCATTTGCTCAGTTGATCCAGCATGCCGGCGTGACTCGCCAAGCTGCGCGGGCCATGCAGGAGGCCGCATGACAGTCGAGTGCATCACATGCGACCGCCTGGGCCTGCGTGACCACCCGACGCACGCTAAGCAGGGCTTGGGCCGGTGTGCTGTTCGCCCGCGTGTCGGCATGTTCGTCAGCATCACCTACGCCCGTGACTGCGCCAAGCACACCCAGGCCAGCGAAAAGACCGTGGCCGCACGTCGCGCGTGGATGGCAAAGAAAGCGGGGCGCGCATGAGCAAGTACGGCAGGCTCAAGCGTGCAGTGCGCTACCAGACGCACACTCCCCGCTGCGCTACGTGCAAGCACTACTCGCAGCAGAACACGAGGCTTCAGGACACGGGCCGCATTCGGTGGGTGCGCATCTGCAAGCTACACGAATTCACCATCCAGACGCACAGCTGCTGCGACACATGGGCATCTAAAGACGGCGAGGTGCTTGAATGAGCCGATCCATCTACCGCTGCTACGAGCCAGCCCAGGCTCACAAGGTGCTGACCTCGGTAGTGTGGCCCGAGGTGAAGGCGCAGACGATGGCCGGCAGGCGCATGGTTGTTGAGGTGCGGCCCGAAACCCGCAGCCTTGAGCAGAACGCCCGCCTGTGGGCGATGCTGGCCGACATCAGCAAGCAGGTCGAGTGGTACGGGCACCGACTCACGCCTGACGAGTGGAAAGACGTGTTCAGCGCATCCCTCAAGCGCACCAAGGTCGTGCCGGGTCTTGATGGCGGTTTCGTCGTGTGCGGCCAGTCCACCAGCAAGATGACGATTGCCGAGATGTGCGAGCTTCAAGAGCTGATGGAGGCATTCGGCGCCCAGAAGGGCGTGCGATTCACGGCTCAGGAGGTCGAATGCGCTGCGTAAGGTGCGACCGCCCCCTAACCCACCCGGCAAAGACCATCGATTCAAAGCACGGCCCGCTGATGTGGGGGCCAGTCTGCGCGCTCAAGTCCGGGCTGATCGAGCCCAAGCACCGCCAGCGCACCCTCATCACCCACCACCAAGCGCAAGAGGTGGACGAATCACAGATGGCGTTGGAGCTGACCGCATGAAGCGCACCCCCATGAAGCGATCCGCCCCGCTGCGCATCGCCACCCAGTCCACCACAAAGGTCAAGGTCAAGACTTGCGCGAAAGCCAAAGGCGGGTGCGGGGTGAAGTTCATCCCGGCCCGTCCCATGCAATGCGCCTGTAGCCAGCCATGCGCCCAGGCATTCGCAGCCCTTGCCAGCGCCAAGAAGGCAGCAAAGGCCGCAGCAGATGACCGTCGGCAGACAAGGGCGAAGCTGGAAGCGCTCAAGACTCTGCCCACCCTGGCGAAGGAGTGCGAGCGCGAGATGAACCGATACGTCCGCCTGCGTGACTGGCACTTGGGGTGCATCTCCTGCGGACGGTCGTTCGACCCTGGCCGGATCGGCGGAAGCTGCGATGCCGGCCACTACCGCAGCAAGGGCAGCGCCCTGCACCTCAGATTCGATGAGCGCAACCTGCACGGCCAGTGCAAGCACTGCAACGACTACCTCGCCGGGAATCCGATTGGCTACCGCGTGGGCCTGATCTGGCGTCACGGAATCGAAATGGTCGAGGCTCTGGAATGCGACCAAGAACCGCGCAAGTACACGCGGCAAGAACTGCGTGAGAAGCGCGACTTCTACCGAGCCAAGGCCAACGCACTCGCCAAACACCCGAATCCAGCATTCACCACGGAGGACCGCCAAGCATGACCGAAGCAACCTACATCGACGCCAAAAGCCCCACCACCACCGAAACGGTGCTTCAGGCGTGCCTGGAGCTGCACCGGCATCAGCAGGTCATCACCCGTCTGACCATCGAGCGCCTGACCCGCCTCAAGCTGACGATCATTGATGACCGCCTCAAAGCTCTGGTAGAGCAAGGTAAGCTGGCCCGCGTGCTCAAGGGTTTCTATGAGCCGGTGGCCGAGCACGCCACCGCACGCCCCATCAGCAAGACCGTCATGCCCGATGGTTGCATCAAAATCGAGATTGGTGATGATGTGCTGACGCTGACGCCGATGGAAGATCGCATACTTGCCAACCTGCAGGCCGGGGCCGCAACCCAGGTGGCAGCGATTCAAGCGGGGCATGAACTGGCGCAACTGGCGGCACAGATGCAGTCGAGCATCCTGGGGCTGGAGCGTGAGCGGCTGGAGCTGGCCCGCCGATCCACGCCGGCCAGGTCCAAAGCGACAACGTAAACCAACCAAGGGGAGCGACATGACAAAAGATGACGCCATCACTCAGACCGATTACTACCTGAGAGGCATGGGCCTGCCCACCTATAGCGACATGATCGCCTTCGTCCAGGCAGTCGCCAGCGAAGCGGGGTCAACCAACCGAGCCGACACACTGGCCGAGGTCATCAGCGCAGCACAGATCCTGGCGCAGCGCCTGCCGGGCGGCATCAATCCGGTCACGCTCTACGAGCAAGACCCCGGCAAGATCGGCTCATGTCTGCACTGCGGCCTGCCCAAGGATTTCCACAAGCGGGAGGGCGACATGCTGGTGTGCCACTCGCCGGATAGCCGGCCAATGCCGCTCTAGTCTGCCCTGTATAGGGTTCGACACCCTCAAGACACCCCGGCAATCTCCGGGGTATGGCAGCACCCAAGGCGGGCAAGACACCCGCACCCCCGAAGAAGACAGCCAAGCCCGCCGCGCCTGTGAAGGTTCGCGCGGGCTCTGTTGCGTCTAAGGGCGCAAAGCCAGCAGCCAAGAAGCCGCCAGCAAAGGCGAAGGTTGACAACGCCGCAGCCATCAAGGCCGCTGTATGTGCGCAGCTGGCAAGCGGCGTCCCGCTCACGTCGATCTGCTCCGCCCCAGGTATGCCAAGCCGGCAGACGGTCTATGACTGGGCGGAGGTGGACAGCGAGTTTGCTTTACACATCGCGCGCGCACGCGAGGACGGCCACGACGCCATTGCCGAGGAATCCCTGGCCATCGTTGACCAAAGCCCCGAGCGTGACGCAATGGGCAAGATCGACTCTGGATGGGTGGCGCTTCAGAAGCTGCGCGCCGAGCACCGCCTGAAGCTGTTGGCGAAGTGGTCGAAGAAGTATGCCGAGAAATCCACCACCGAGGTGACTGGCGCCAACGGTGGCGCAATCGTGGTCGATTCCCGCATCACCCTTGTGAGTGCGCCATCCCGCCCGGTCGATGAGGACGAGGCGTGAGCGATTTGAGCATCAGCCTCAATCTGCAAATTCCGGCCTGCCTGGCTGGGCTGTATGAGCCGCGCCGGTACAAGGTCATGCATGGTGGTCGAGGTGGCGGCAAGTCTCACACCGTCGCCCAGGTGCTGCTTGAGATGGCCGCTCGCAACCCGCTACGCATCCTTTGTGCGCGTGAAGTGCAGAAGTCCATGCGGGATTCGGTTCACCGGCTGCTGCGCGACTACATCGTCAAGTTGGGGCTGACCAGCTTCTACACGATCACGGACACCGAGATTCGGGGTCTGAACGGCTCGCTGTTCCTGTTCTCTGGCCTGCAATCCCACACGGTTGACTCCATCAAGAGCTTTGAGGGCGTGGACATCGTATGGGTGGAGGAAGGCCACGGCGTCAGCAAGAAAAGCTGGGACGTGCTCATTCCGACGATCCGCAAGGCCGGGTCGGAAATCTGGATCACGCTGAACCCGGACATGGAGACGGACGAGACGTACAAGCGTTTCATCGCCTCCCCCAGCCCGGATACGTGGTGCGTCGCCATCAACTGGCGCGACAACTACTGGTTTCCCGAGGTGCTCAATCAGGAGCGCCTGAAGGCCAAGCGGTCGATGCTGACCGAGGACTACGAACACATCTGGGAAGGCAAGGCCCGCTCTGTGGCTGCTGGTGCCATCTACCGGCATGAGATTCAGGCGCTCTACCTAGATGGCCGTGCTGGCCGTGTGCCGTATGACCCGCGCCTGCCTGTGCATACCGTCTGGGACTTGGGCTGGAATGATGCCATGACCATTGCGATGGTTCAGGTCGGCCCGCAGGACGTGCGGATCATCGACTACATCGAAGACAGCCACCGCACGCTGGACTGGTACGTCACCCAGCTTGAGAAGCGCCCGTATCGCTGGGGCACGGACTACCTTCCGCACGACGGCAAGGCTGGCAACGCGCAGACCGGCAAGACCACCGAGCAGGTACTCAAAGACCTGGGCCGGCGTCAGGTCCGATGCCTTCCAGCCACGGCTGTTGAAGAAGGCATCAAGGCGGGCCGAATGCTTTTCCCCCGCTGCTACTTCGACCAGATCAAGACCGCCCGCCTGTTGGAGTGCCTCAAACGCTACCAGCGTCAGGTGCATTCGACCACGGGCGAGGCGATGGGGCCGCTGCACGACGAATTCAGCCACGGCGCCGACTGCTTCCGCTACATCGCCATGTCCGCAGAACACATGTGGCGCAGCCAGCAGCAGGCCCGCCCCGCAGTAGTCCAGCAGTGGACCCCGATGGATTCAGAGATTGGATACTGAGATGACCGACACCAAGCCCACCGACAGCGAAACCGCTGGCCGCAACCTGCGCGCCGAGTTCATCAGCCACCTCCAAGGCAAGCGCCGAGAGGCCATCGCTGGGCGTGCAGCATCCGGCATCGAAGAGGAGTGGACCGAGGACGAGGAACACTACCAGGGCATTGACGACGCCAATCGGGAGTACCAGAACGCGAACAACCTGATGCGCTCGCGCAAGCAAGCCCTGATTGGTGGCGAGTCGCGCCCCAAAGGCGGCACGCGCTCGGCCATCTTCCTCAACATCACCCGCCCCTACACCGACGCAGCCAGCGCCCGCGTGTCGGACATGCTCCTGCCCACCGACAACCGGGCATGGGAGATCAAGCCCACCCCCCTGCCCGAGTTGACCGAAACCAAGCTGGCCAAGCTGGCGCGCGCGATGGGGGGCGATCCCGAGCAGATCAAGGTCATGCTGCAAGAGCAGGACGAGAAGGCCACCGAGTCAGCGGGCCGGATGCAAAAGGCCATCGAAGACCCGCTTGTCGAATCCAACTGGCACGGCGAGGTCCGCCACGTCATCGAGGACTCCGCTCGCATCGGATCTGGCGTGCTCAAGGGGCCATTCCCCAAGGTGCGCACGGTCAAGATGGCCAAGAAAGACCCGCTGACCGGAGTTACCACGGTGGTAAGGGTCGATGACCTTCAGCCGTGCAGCAAGCGCATCGACCCGTGGAACCTGTTTCCTGACCCCGCGTGCGGCGAGTCGATCCACGGTGGCAGCTACACATGGGAGCGCGACTACATCAGCAAGCGCCAGATCAAGGAGCTGCTGGCCGATGACAGTTACGACCGGATGGAGCTGCTTGGCGCGCTCAAGGATGGCCCGTCACGAGCCCACGAAGGCACCGAGTCGGTCTATCGCCCCAGCGATGACGAGTACGAGATGTGGATTTTCCACGGGCATTGCAGCCGTGACCACCTCGAAAGCCTCGGGGTGGAGTTGGACGACGAGGACGAACGCCTGCCGGCGATGGCGGTGATGATCAACAACCGCCTCGTCAAAGTGGTGCAGTCACCCATCACGGACGGCGAATTCCCGTATGACATCCTGGCCTGGCAGCGCCGCCCAGGTATGCCGTGGGGCATGGGCATCAGCCGCCAGATCCGCACCGTGCAGCGAATGCTCAATGGCTCGGCCCGCGCGCTGATGGACAACAGCGGCTTGAGTGCTGCGCCCCAGGTGGTCATCGGAAACGGCGTCACTCCGGCTGATGGCGAATGGAGTCTGCGCCCCGGCAAGCTCTGGCGCGCTGAACCCACATCGGATGTGGCTGACGTGCGCGGCGCCTTCCACGGCTTCGTGGTGCCCAGCGTGCAGGCCGAGCTGATGAACATCATCAACTTCGCGCTCAAGATGGCAGAGGACACGACCGGGATGCCAGCCATGATGCAGGGCATCCGAGGCGATGCGCCCAACACCCTCGGCGGGATGCAGATGCAGAACAACAACGCCACCAGCGTGCTGCGTCGCCTCGCCAAGCGCTTCGATGACTACATGACGCGCCCGCACATCCAGCGGTACTTCGACTGGATGATGGCCTACAGCGACGACGAGAGCATCAAGGGCGACTTCAAGATTGAGGTGCGCGCCTCGTCTGCCCTGGTGGAGCGTGACGCGCAGCAACAGTTCCTGATGACGCTGCTGCAGGTCGCGGCCAACCCGGCCTATGACCTGGACCCGGCCAAGCTGGCGGCAGAGTTGTGCAAAGGCCAGCGGCTCGATCCCAAGAACTTCCAGCTTGACGACGAGAAGAAGGCGCAGCAGGCACAGCAACAGCAGGCCCCTCAAGACCCGACAGTGGACGCCAAGGTGCAACTGCTGCTATCCCAGGCCCGCAAGGCCGACGCAGACGCCACAGCGCGCAGCACCGAGACGCTGTACTCAGCCGTTCAGACTGCCCAGGTCATCGCGCAGACCCCGCAGACCGCAGCACTGGCCGATGGCCTGGCCAAGTCTGCCGGCTTCATCGACCGCAACGAAGGCCCCATCTATCCCGCAGTCGAGCAGCCTGTGCCAGCGCTGGACATGCCGGAGAACACCAACCCGCTGACGCCCGCCAACCCGGCAGGCCCGGCGGTTGGGATGATGAATGGCATCGAGACGCAAGAGGCTGATGGTCTGGTCTGACCCTCTGACCCTGTATAGGGTTTGATCGCGCAGCGCCGCATCGGGACACTGAGACACATGGAAAAAGGGCTTGATTTTCACTCGCCAACCTGGCGTGCCATTGAGCGTTTCGCTCAGTCGCAAATCGCCGTGCTGCGTGAGCGCAATGACAGCCCGACTCTGGATGCACTTCGCACAGCAGAGCTGCGTGGACGCATTCAGGCATTCAAGGAACTGCTGGCTCTGGACAAACCAGACCCGGCGATAACGCCTGACGTTGGGTATTGACCCGGCCTCAGAGAATCTACGGAGAGTGCATGAGCGACAAGCAAGAGCAAGCGGTTTTTGAAGCAGCTTTCGCAGGCGACGATGCCCCCGCTGACACCCATGAGGTGGTGGCCGAGGTCGAGCAGCCCAGCGAAGTCGATCAAGCCGTCGAGCAAGCCCCTGATACGACCCCCGCATCTGACGCAGCGCCGCAAGGTGAGGCTGAAGCAGTAGAGGAAGACCCGGTTTTGCTCGATGGCCTGACACGCAGCGAGCTTCGCCGGTTGCTGGGCAATGCCGCAGACGTTGACAGTCTGCGTCGCCAGTTGGACAAGGCGCACGGCCACATCGGTGACCTGAACCGTAAGGTGCAACAGGCGTTCACGGCAAAGCCTGCCGGTGATCTGCCACCCGAACTCAAGCAGTTCGAGAACGATTACCCGGAGTTTGCGCAGTACGCCCGTGCGCTCACAGGCGGTGCCCGAGTGGTGCCGCAACAGGATCAGCCAACACAGCAGGCCGCAGCACCCCAAGCTCAATACGAGCCTGAGCAAGTGCAGCAGCCCCAGCAAGCGCAACAAGCGCAGAGCGACCAGCAGGGCCCCGACCCTCTGGTGCTGGAGATGGCGGTTCTGGATCGCATCCACGACGGATGGCGCAACACGGTGCAGTCGCAGGACTTCGGTCTGTGGCTGAGTGCCCAAGGTCAAGACAAGCAGCAAGCCTACGAGTCGGCAACCACTGCCGGTGAGATTTCCGGCCTGCTGGGTGAATTTGACCAGTGGACCCAGGCGCGCAACTCCGTCACCGAGCGCGCGGCCAAGGGCCAGCAACGTCTACAGCGGGCAGTCACGCCCAGCGGCGGCGTTCAGCGACCTTCGGCTGCGCTGTCAGACCAAGAGATTTTCGAGGCCGCATTCCGGTCCTGACCCAACTTTCTAGGAGGCCATCATGGCTAATTTCACCAGCGGTTCCCCCGCAGCACGCATCGCCAAGCTCAAGGGCGACATCCTCAAGCACGCCGTTCCCGCCGAGGTTCTGGGCATCACTGGCCAACAACGCGCCATGCCCAAGAACCAGAGCAAGACCATCGTGCACCGCCGCTACCTGCCCTACGGTGCAGCCGCGACCAACTTCAACACCATCAACCGCCCTGTTGCCACCGCAGCCGGTCACGAGTTGGCTGAAGGCGTGACCCCGACCGCCGACAGCCTGACCCCTCAAGACATCACGGTCACGATCAAGCAGTACGGCTGCCTGTACGAGCTGACTGACGTGGTGGCCGACACCTACGAGGATGACGTACCCGCCGAGATGAAGAAGCATTGCGGCGAGCGTATCGCTCTGGTGCGTGAAATGGTGCGCTACGGTGTGCTGAAGGCTTGCACCAACGTGTTCTATGCCGGTGGCGGCTCCACCCGCGTCTCGGTGAACACCAAGATCACCTTGAACCTGTTGCGCAAGATCAGCCGAAACCTGCAGGCCAACCACGCCAAGCGCATCACCGGCATTCTGGACGCATCGCCCAACGTCGCCACCAAGCCGGTCGATGCCGCCTATCTGGTGTTCGTTCACACGGACGCTGAAGCGGACATCCGCGATCTGGCTGGCTTCAAGCACGTCAGCGAGTACGGTAGCCGTAAGGTCGTGAGCCCTTACGAAATCGGCTCGGTCGAGAACTTCCGATTCATCACCTCGCCTGAACTGGCCCCGTATGCCGCTGCTGGCGCGCTGATCGGTTCCACCGGCATGACCGGCACGACGAACATCGACGTGTACCCGTTCATCATGGTTGGTGAAGACGCTTGGGGTCAACTGGCTCTGCGCGGCATGGATGCCATCGACCCGACCTACATCCCGCCTGGCCAGAAGGACAAGTCTGATCCCCTGGGTCAGCGTGGCTATGTCGGCGCCAAGTTCTACATGGCTTGCACCATGCTGAATGAGGGCTGGATGGCTGTAGCCGAAGCTGGCGTAACCGCCCTGTAATGGGCCTGAGTGGGCGGGCCTGTGATGGGCCTGCCCACTGTTCAATCAAAAGGAAGCACATGGCACGCAGACCCGCACTGGACGCGACGAACGAATACCTGGGCCAGTCCCACACGATGGAGTTCGGCGTTGTGCCCGAGTTCTCGCCTGAGGACATCGAAAGCCCCGTGACGCTGGAAGACGCTGAACTGGAAGCCTTCATGAACGAGCCCGTCATGGTCACGGTCATGAGCGGCGGCAAGGACAACGAAGCGCCCTACGTGCAGGTGTCCGTCAATGGCGTGATCCAGATGTTCAAGCGTGACACGCCCATCGTGGTCAAGCGCAAGTATGTCGAGCGATTGGCCCGCGCCAAGGAAACCGGCTATGACCAGCAGGTCGATGATCGCCTGGGTGAGCGCATGAACAGCCTGCAGTCCCGCAATTCGCTGCGCTACCCGTTCACGGTCAACCGCGACGACAACCCGCGCGGCTCGGCGTGGCTGCGTGCGATCTTGGCATCCTGAGCGATTGAGGGCCTGTCATGACGCTGGAAGAAATGATCCTGCTATACCGTGCGCAGGCCGACGACAAGGCAGAGCCCTACCTGGCCGACGATGAGCTGCTGACGCTCTACGCCAACGAGGGGCAGACTGAAGCATGCCGGCGCGCTGAGTTGCTGCGTGACTCGGCTTCACCGATGTGCGTGCTGACAGCTGCGCCCGGTGATGAGG